CGGCTTTCAAGTGAACCCTGCACCCTGACCCTATGAACATTGTCGGAGTCCACTTCCACCCTAGCTCTTCCATTATCCAACGGGCTGAGGCTTTATACACTCCCGTTCTTGCATTGGACTTACCCCTTTTTCTTTTGCCAGTCCTCTCAATCTTTGAGAACTCATTGATAAAATCATACGCCTCTTGGTATGATAAATGCGTTGCTATAGCCAATGCTCTAGCAAAACAATCTCCTGTCTTGCCTTTGTATCCAGCTTCTTCTCTACCTCCGTCATTATACTTCCAAACCATCTAAGCCACCCCCATCTTTTTCTTGATTTCTGTGAGGGTTGAAACACCGAACTTTTTTCGGTGGCATCGCTTACACATATTTTGGTTTTGCCAGATATACGGCTGGATTGTATCACAATCCAAACAGGTGCAATCCTTCAGGAAAGCCCTGATTAACTCTTTCTTGGTTTTTTTCATTGTTGTTTACCTCCTAATAATACCTTATTATATTAATATAATAGGAAGTATTTAAACCTTTTGGTTCTATTTGTCGAGGTAACTCCATTTACAGCTGCACCATTTCTCCAGTTTTGGCATAATTATATAAAAAAGATAACTTTACCTTGGATGGATAAGATGAGGAACTGGAAAAAAGAAGGGTATTCGGATTCCAAGGTACTTGATTCGATTATGAGATACGGGGAGGGAGAAGAACAAAGGATAACTAAAGCATTTGAAAAAACAAACGAGGTAAAACAAAATGGGATTTAAACAACTAAGGAGGGAAATGAAAGCATAATTATATAATTATGCCAAAATCTTTAAATAAGGTTAAAATAAAATATATTTTAGTATCACCTTCAGGCGAAGGAGAGGTATTCACAATGGCTGTGACAAACATCGGAAGCAATTTTATAAGTGAAACAACACTGTTTTTACGGAATGTACTTCGTGATAATATTACAGACCCACTGGGCAGAAATGGCTCAGTATTTATGCTTACTTCTTATCCTAGAATTGGTACCACTTATCCAGTTATCACCATTAGTGATGATGGAATTGATATGATTCAACGTGGTGGTCTCCAAAGCGAAGGTGCTTTTTATAATGTTCCAATGGAAATAAGAGTATGGGGACGAACACATAAAGAAAGAGACAATTTAAGCCAAGATGTATTAAATTTTTTACAACGTAATCAGTTTGGTGCAGGCTCAACTAATCATAATGTAGATATTCATGGATTCAGTTTTAATTCATCTGTTAATATTGATGAAGAAGGTGAAGAAGGGATAAAAAGTAAAGTAATGCAGTTCGGTTGGAGCTTTTTCAATCAAGCATAATAAACGGAGGAAACACAATGCCAAGATATATGAATGATGAGAGTCAAGTAAGTTTTAGATATGAGAGTGGTACTTATGCAGAACCTTCTGGGTTATTTCACTGGGTTGGAATGGTACAAGACCATACCATAGACGAAAGTGAAAATATAATCCCGACTAGGATTGTAGGTACAGCGACGAGAAATGTTGACCAATTTATAGATGGTCCAAGAGATGTCACAGGAACAATTAATTACTTTCCACAAGATTGGAAATTTTTAGCATTTGCATTAGGTTCTAATGTTGATGGTGGTTCGCCACAACCTTATACACATACTATGAGTGAAGTAAATTCAGATGATGGATATGCTTTTACATCAGGAACATTAAATCCATTTGCTAGTTTTACAATTGTAGATGAGAAAGTACAAACTGCCGGAGATGGAGAGAATTTTGTAAGAACAATTAAAGGTGCAGTTGTTAATTCAATTACTATCAGAGCTACACAAGGTGAACCTGTTAATGTTGACTTGGATTACAATGCACAAGTATCAGCATTTAGCAGTGGAACAAAAAGTTCAATTACTGCAGATACATCACGACCATATTTATGGAGTGATACTAAATTACACCTTGCTTCTGGACTTGTTTTGCAAACTACGAAAGACTTTAGCTTTACACTTAATAATAATATGGAATCTCCACATTATGTTAATGGAAGCAGAGTTGCATCAGTTCCACTACCTTTAAACAGGGATTACGAGCTAACAGCAACAATTGATTTGACGTCTGAAAAGAGCAAAGAGTTATATGACCAATACTTTCAAGGTGGTTCAACCTTCAATATGATATTGGACATTAACCAATTTTCAGCTGTAGGAAGCAAAGATGTTTTAATTAGCATGAGTGGTTGCAAAATGATTGACTTTGAGAATTCAACTCCAATGGAAGGAGTTAGTGAAGCAACATTAACTGTACAGCCGACAACTGTATCAGCATTAGCAAACGACTCAATTCAACTTTATAACATGGAGTAATTTCCATGTTATATTTTTATTTTCATTGGGAGGTGATTTAGATGGTAATGTTAGATAAAGACAAAACATTTTTTGAAAGGAATGGTGAAAATTTAATTCCTAAAGTTGTTCAGTTAAACTTAGAGAATTCACCAGAAGTTAAAATTGTTCCTTTAACTCGTGGGCAAAGTGCAGAAGTGTATCAGCCTAACTTAATTGAAGAGGATAGGGACAAAAAGGTAATTTTATATGGGTGTGTTCAGCCAAAGTTTACTGAAGAAGAAATTGATAATATGAAACCTTATTTTGTTGAAGCTATCGTATTAAAGATTTTAGAATATAGTGGTTTGAAAGAAGAAGATAATAAAGGGAATATCACTGAGGACGAGTTAAAAAAAAACTTGGAAGTGAAGCAAGGTACAAAAGGTTAATAATCTTCCTTCACGAAAAAGGATATAACTTTTTTACAATCAACAAATTAACATATGGTGAAATCAATGTTTTGATTGATGCATTTAATATGGTTGAACGTGAGAAAGCACATACAGCGAAAAGACAAAGTAAAAAGAGGAGATAATGGTAAGTTCATTTTTTGCAGGAGCACTGGGAGGAGCATCAGTACAAGTTGTCATATCAGGAGTTGATAAATTTAGTGGCACTTTTGCTAAAGCCAACAAGTCTATTAAGATGCTAACAAAAGTTGCTGCTATAGCAGCTGTTGGTGTTGCTTCTATTTTTGCTGTTTCTATTAAAAGAGCTGCTGAGTTTGAAGCAACTACAGTTGCTTTTACAACTATGCTTGGTAGTGCTGCAACAGCTACTAAATTATTAAATGATTTGGCAAACTTTGCAAAGAAGACACCTTTTACTCTACAAGGTATTGAGAAAGCTTCAACTCAATTATTGGCTGTTGGATTAACCGCAGAAGAGATTTTGCCTGCTTTGAATTCTTTAGGGAATATTGCAGCTGGTACTAATGTTCCTATATCACAATTAGCAAAAGCTTTAGGTGATGTACGAGCAAAAGGAAAGCTTAGTGGTGAAGAGATTAGACAGTTTACCAATGCAGGTGTTAATTTACGTGAAGAGTTATCTAAGTTATTAGGTGTTGGTACTGCTGAAATATCTAAACTTTCAGAAGCAGGAAAGATAGGATTTGAAGAAGTTCGGCAAGCACTTGAAAACCTATCAAGTGAAGGAGGAAGATTCTTTAATTTAATGCAAAAGAAATCCAAAACAGCAATAGGACAGTTTTCAAACTTACAAGATGAATTAGAATTAATTGCAAGAGATATAGGTAAAGAATTATTGCCTACTGTTAATGAAGCTTTAACTGCAATCATATCAACAATTACAGAAAACAAAGAAGAGATTGTTGGTTTCTTAGGAGCAATTGCTAAAATTGGTGGTGTTATTCTTAGTGCAAGCATTAATGAATTAGGGAATTTTGCAAGCATTATGGGATTAACAAAAGATAAAGGTGCAGAATTTGGTGCTGAATTACAAAAATTACAAATGGCTATGGCTAATGGCAGAATCACAGCAATACAATATCACCAAGCAGCTTTTGAATTGGCTGTTCAATATGGGATGGTGACAGAAGAAACAGACAGTTTAACTACATCAACTAATGCAAATACAGTATCAATGATTGAAGGCAATGAAGCTTTAAATGAAAGAACAAAAGCTTTGGAAAGAGCAACAGGTGCAGCAAAAGCATTTAATGATATATTAACAGAAGGTGGAATTGGTGATGTGGGCATAGCTAGAGGAGATAAAGGAGGAAAGCTTAGTACATTCAATCAATTTGACCCAGATACAGGAATAAGAACTTTCCCAAGCAATTTTGGTCAACCAATTTTAGTTGAAACAAGAGTAGAGTTGGATGGTAGGCAAATAGCATCAGCAGTAGGAGAAGCAAACAATAGAGAGGTAACATCTATAAGCACTTAAAATGGCAGCACCAACAATCACAGATGGGTCAACAACATTAACACTTAATGTTAATGAAGATTTAAAATCTTCAACAGGTATTAAATTAGTTTCTACTGTCATACCAGAAAGGGCTGGAGACATTTTACAATTTTTAGGAAGAAACAGTGAACGATTAACAATTGGTGGATTTACCAATCAACAAAGTGAAAAAAATCAATTAGTAACTTGGCGTAATGCAGGAACTAAGCTTACATATAATGATGATGAACACACCAATCTTTCTGTAAGGATTCAATCTTTTAGTTTTTCTTTAAAACCTGGATTAACGAATCATTATGAATTTGATTTGGTGTTGGTAGAGGATGTTTAGATGGCTAAAAGGGTTTATTTTGAGAATATTAGGAGATACAGTAACAGCTTGGGAGCTACAGCTATTGGTAGTCTTGGGGCTTTGCTACTTTTGTATCTTGCTGCTATCGGAGCAATTGAAATAACTGGTAATAGTGGCGATAGTACTTGTTCAGGACAAGCACCAGATTTATGTTATGCTTATATTAATATTTCTGTTAAAGAAGACATTTTTGTTTATCCTGAAGATTATGACCCTTGGGGACGTAACACTCCTATGATGTTTGAACCAGCAGTTGATGCTTGGTATCTTCAAAGACGATGGGGAAAAGGATGGCGAACATATCCATTACACGAAACTTGTAAAGGAACTTGGTGTGGTGGTAAGTACGGATTGACTAATAATAAATATAGCTTTGCTCTTAGAAAGGGAAAAGACTATCAGTTAAGAATTGTTGCAGTTAAGAAGAATCCTGAAGATGATATTAAATGGGGATTTGGAGACTTAGACCCGACTTGGTTTGGAATACAAGGAGAAGTAGGCAGAAGTGTTGAAGGTAAAAGTGCTTATTATGAGAAAGCTGGGTATGGTAGAATAGAGCAAACTCCACTCAATGCTTATGGATTAAAAGCTCCTTTGTCTTTGAATATTACTTCCCAATTTTCTGATTATAGTGTTAATGTAACCTTTGGAGGAGAAGGAGTATATATTAAAGACATTTTTATTTTTAAAACAATCAAAGTTCCCAGATACAATAAAAGCAATTACCATCAATTCCAATGTCCTACTGATGTGATTATAAACGGAGATATTGCCACTTGTACTGCAGGAGGTATTTCATATAATTATACTTACCATAGGGTTGAAAATAATAGAATCTATTTTGATAATGGAGGTCACTTTCAATTCCTTGAAGGATTTGATTCAAAGTTAGGATGGGAAGAGATTAATTCTTTGCCTATTGAAGATGTTTCTGATTCCCAAATTTTGTTAAACTTTACATTTAGAAAGAAGGGGGCAATTGAAGAGAATCAAATTCCTTATGTAATAACTTTACAAGACCAACATACTTCTCGGAAAGTATCTTTAACTGGAAATATCATTTATCAAGACCATAAAGGTGAATCAGTAAGATGAAATTTATTTTATTCTATCTTTTGTTAGTATTGGTGATGGTTTCTTCTGCATTTGCTCTTGATGGAACTGATGTTAAATTCGTAGTGAGTGAATGGAATTGTGATACTTTAGTAGGTAGTGAAGTAGTAGATACTATGAATCTTTCTAATATGACTGTTCAGAATACTGCTTCAACTGCTCCTGGGGGAGTAGGGGATAGTGATAAGTGTACGTTTCCAGGAGCCACAGATTGGATGGAAGCTGATGATAACATCTTATATGATATGCCTAATACTAATGCTGGAAGTTTAGAGCAATGGATTCTTGTTGATAATACTACAGGTGGTCAAACTTTTTTAGAGAAGCGTGACCCTGCTGAAAGTGAGGGAGATTATATGCTTCAGTGGAATACTCCTTCTGATATGCAGCAGTATATGTGGAGTGAGAAAACTCCCCAAAGTTGTCCTACTTTTGCATTTAACAGCAATACTTGGACCCATGTGATTGTTGCAATTCTTGCTTCAAATAATTCCATAGAGTTCTTTCGTGATGGAGTATCTATTTGTTGGACAGATGCTTTTGATGGCGATTTCGGAAATACTAATGCTGAAATGAGCTTTGGGCAGAATGGACAGAATGGAGGATATATAGATGGAGATGCAGATATTATCAGGGTGTGGAATAAAAGTTTACAACCTTTTGAAGCAGTAGCTGCATATAATTTAGGAGAGGGACTCTTAGTGCCATTTCAAGGAAATATACCCCCAACAATAAGTGCTACATTATTAAATACTACTGAGGTAGGTGGAGATAACAGTTCTGATGAAGATGTTACTTCGTGGGTAGATGCTACAGACCCTAACGGAGAGGCTATGCAAGCTCATATTAGATGGTTTAAAGATGATGTGGAGAACTTTACCCTAGCAACTGTTACAGCTATTGGAGACAATGTATTCAGTTTAGTTGATACATTAGCGAGTGGGAACTTAACTGCAGGAGATGTTTGGATTGCTATGATAATAGTAGATGATGGAGAAGAAAATGCAACTTCTTGGGTTAATGCTTCTATAACCATTGTTGCTCCTGATGTGAATGTACCTTCAGTTGGAGATAACTTTTCAATACCTCAAAGTCCACTTACTTATAATGATACAACTGTTAATATTGATTTCTTTACCAATGTGACAGATGATGTTGCAATAAGTACTGTGAACTGTGAATCTAATTTTACTAGGGTGTTGGCAAATAAATCAGCTGTGAATACTAATGCAGGAAATTACTCTTGCCAATATACTAACTTTGGAGCAGGAGATTATAAATTCAGATTATTTGCTATTGATGGAGTGGGCAAAGTAAATCAAACTGGGTATTCTTTTATTACAGTCAATCCTAGTGGTTCATTCTGTTACTTCAATTCAACTGGTAATCAAGCCAATGTATCTAAGTTCTTTATAAATTCTAGCTGTGCAGGAGAGAATACAGGTTCATTGTTTAGAAACGGGACTAATGTTAATGCTACTGAGAATGGAAACATAGGATTTGATTTACCAATAGGTGCCCACAATTATACTATCAACAATACTGTTTCCCAAAACTTTACAGGTAACTTTACTCAATTCTTATTAACAGCTTCATCTCCTTTAATTGTTGAAATAAACTTATCTATTAATGATAGAGTGTCTTCAGCTAAATTTGAATATGAAACTACTGCTGAAATAAGAGTGAATCAGAGTTGTGCAAGTTGTCAAATATGTCTTACTATAGAAGATACTGCTTTCGGAGGAACTGCTATTTGCAATACTTCAACATTCCTTGCTTTTGATTATGTGATTAATAATACAGTAGTAAAGAATTTTACTAACCCTACTGATATTACTTTATCATCTTCTGAATTGGTATGGATAAACAATACTGATAATAGGACTGATATTTATGCAATGAATATTAATCTTACTGGTTCAGGTAATTATCCCAAGGGAGTAAGGCTTGACTTTGGTGCCAATGGATATGATGAAATCATACTTCCAGGAAGATTGATAGGGGATGTCATTAATCAAAATGAGTTCTTATTTGATGGAACTAATATAATTAAGAATCTTACTTTCGGAGAGAAAGGATTAAAGACTATCAATGTTAATGTTTCAACCCTTAATAGGGCTAATATTACAGGGCAATTTTTGATATCTGGATTCGATGCAGATTTAGGAAATGAATTTAGCTATACTGAAGTATTCAATAACACTAATACAACTACTTCCAATATTAACTTATCTGGATTATACAATGCTTCAACTCCTAATGGTATTCTTGAAAACTTTGAAGTCAATGCTACATTGGATGATGAATGGACTCAAACCTTTACAAATGATATAGCTGCAAATAGAGATGGAAGCTGTGTTGGTGATGCAACTTATACCGGACCTACCTGTGACCAAGTAGATGATGGATGGCAAACTTATGGTGCTATTGTTTCCCATCAACAAAGTCTTTCTGGAGCTGCAACTCTTGAAAGAAATACTTTACCCTTTGATAGTATCAATAATATAACTTGGTTTGAATGGGATTGGCAAGTATCATTAACTACTATTTGCGATGTGGGTTGTTCATTATCTGCTTCGGCTACCGGAAGAATTAGTGATGGAACAAATGCCATAGATATCTATGCTCGTTCTACAAGTGGGAGTGGAGGTTCTAATGATGCTATTGAAAATATTACAGTAGTAAGGCAAAAGACTTCTAACACCTGGGATGTATTTGTTGATGGAGTTCCTGATAGTACAATTTCAACAAGTGCACTAGATAACTCTAAGAATTGGACATTTCAAACATACTTAAATTTAGTAGCTTTTGACTTTGGTGGGGGAGAACCTATTACTTCTACTGGAAGCATTAAATTAAATAGGATAAACTATGGGGGAATTTACCTCAATAGAACTAACAATGGTACTGAATACTTCCCTAATGGAACTGTTACTTCAAATGTCTTAAACAGTTTCCCAAGTAATATCTTAGGAGTTCAGCTTACAGCATTTGATGATGTACCCTCCGGAACATTTGTTGAATATTATGTCAGCAATACTAATGGTTCAGTTTGGACTAGAGCTGTTGATAGTGTTGGTGGAAGAACTGCATTTGATAGTGTAGGGAATACTCTTATGTGGAGAGTAAATATGAGCAATACAGATAGAAACATTACACCAATTGTATATAGAATTCAAACAGAAGTTATCCCTTCATCAGCTGAAAACATTACAGTAGATGTAGGTGGAGATGCAAACTATGAGTTTAACTTTAGTCAAGTGCTAAATTTATCCAACAGTCCACAATCGGTCTTTTTGAACACTTCACCATTAGCTGATTATATTGTTAGCAATTGCAATCAAACTCTTACTTGTTTAATTCCTATAGATATCATTACTGATAAAGCTGGAACAATACAAATAAGCTCTTTGAATATCAATCAAAGCATTAATCCTTTAGATGTTAATTTTACCTCTTCTCAAACTTTAGATAACATTACCATAGATACTACTTTCAATGATGGCATCTTGAAGATGGATGATTTAAAAATATTCTTTAGAGGAGATAGCAACCTAACTATTACTGCTACTTCAGATGCAACAGGTAACTCTTCATTTTTAGATAACAGTACTGAATTTAGTATGGTAGTGAAACATAGTAGATTTGATGCATTAATGAAACCTCCTTTAACATACTTTGAATGGTTATTTACTTCATACGAACAAAAGAATGTAACTCCTTTTGGACAGACTATAAGAATTCCAATTATTAATATAACAGGTAATGCTATGAGTGACCCTTTTAATATGACTATTCAAATGAATCAAACTATTGACACCTGTATGAATTTTACTTTTGGAAGTAATCATTCAAGATATAATATGAGTGCAATCTTTAATTACACTACTCCTGTTGCGAATCTTAGTAATGATGGGAGAATAGGATTATGGAATGAAGTTGATTTGAATTGTACTGGAAGATTAACCTCTGATGCAGAGTTTCAAATACGTCTAGGAAGCATTTGTAGGGATTGTGTTAAGACTTCTGACTGGAATGATACAAATATAGTGGTGATAGGATAATGCCGGCACGAAGAACTTCAAGAGGATTTGGAGCTTTTATATGGATACCTCCTACTGTATATGCCCCTAAATGGAAAATCACTGTTACTTATCTTGATAGTTCTACTGAAGATATTGAATTCGATATGATTAGTTGTTCAGTAACTAGGGGCATTAATGAATTAGTAGGAACTTTTGAGTTATCTTTAAACAATCATAATGGTCAATGGGTAGAGAAATTTCAAGGTAATGAGGCAATAGATATCTTTGCAGACTTTGGCTCAGCTACTCAGAAAATCTTTAGTGGATTTGTTGAAGAAAAGAATTTTCAATTTGGTGAGCAAGGTAGGACTTTAAAATTAACAGGTAGAGACAAAGGAGTGGATATGATTAAAAGAGTTGTTAATGCCTCTTTTGAAAATGCTTCACCTGAAGACATTATTGATTCTCTAGTAACTAACAATGCTAGCACCTTTACTTATACTAAAATTGTTACTGGAGCCACTATTGCTAACATATCCTTTAGAGATGTTTCATTAATTCAAGCTATACAGGATGTATTAAATCAAATATCTCATGATTTTTATGTAGATACTGACGGAGTGTTACAACATTTTCCTACAGAGACTGTTCTTAATGATACTGAAAGAATGGTTCATGGAGTGAATATGATTAACTGTAGTGTTGGCATTGATTATAAAGATATTAAAAATAATATTATCTTCTTTGGAGGTAATGCTGAAAGGAGTGCAGACATTCAATTCTTGCAAACCTTTAAAGATAATGGTAGCATTGGGCAATTTGGTCAAACAGATTTATTAACACAAGACACTTCTATTTTGAATTTTAATGATTTAAACAGCAGAGGAAATGCTAGATTAACAGTATCAAAAACTCAAAGGAGAGAGGGTGATGTATCTGGTTTAGGCTTACCCACATTAAATCCTGGAGATATGATAAGGATGTCTGAACCTTATTCTGAATTGACTGATAGATATCAAGTGCTTAGGTTTACTCATACTATTTCCTCCTCTTCTGGATTTTTAACTGATGCCATAATAGCAAAATATCCTAAGAGTATAGGTAGTCAATTGAGTATTTTAAATAAGAATTTAACAAACCAATTGATAGCTAAGAATCAATTTGGAATGAGAAATAGTTATGTTATTACATTCGATGAGAATCCTTCTATTATGAGCCATGTAGGAACTGAAGAGAGTGATAGCAATTTGCAATTAAAGGGTGGAACAATCGGTAATGCAACCTCGGCTATTAGAAGTTACGCTGAGAATATTACCCACGCTGAATTAAGATTTGATGGGGACAATTTAGGCATATCATCCTTTGAAGTCAGTAATAATAATGGTGTTAATTTCCAAACAATCATAGAAGCAGAAGAGATTGAATTTGCAACATCTGGAAAATCATTAAGAATTAAAATCAATCTACAAAGTGATAGTGATAATCCAAATCCAAGAGTTCATACAATGGGAGTGTTTGTACGATGATAGAGTGGAGTAAAAAGGCAATAAATCGATTGCATGAACCTGAAGCACATACTTTTTTATCTGCTTGGATGGATTCAAAACTTAAAGGAAGTAAATTGATTTATTGGAATTTAAGAAGTTTAAGAGTGTTCGATGTTCGGCAAGTATTTGACCAAACAAGAGCTGATGATGATGAACTAATTGCTTATTACAGTAATTTTATATTTGGTATTCCTCTTTGGGAAGATGATGAGATGGTTTTAAAGTTAGCTGATGCTGTTAATAAAAGAATTTCATATAAATATGATAGTGTTAATTGGGGAAAGATTGAATACTGGGCAAGTCCTATTGAGGTACACAGACGAAAATACGATGATTGTGATGGCTATGCAGTATTGTTAGTATATCTTATGGGTCTTTTTGGTATTGGTCCTTACAGAAGATATGTAAGGGCTGGATGGGCATTACATCCTGATGGTAGAAAAGAAGGTCATGCACATGCGGTTTATTTCAGTTATAAATACAATACATTCTTTGCTCTTGAAGGTAGTTTTTATCCTAGCAAAGTAAATAAGATGATGAACAAAACTCCTTTATATGAGAACGAATATTATGGCGACCATTGGTTTTTAACAAATGAAGAAAAGAGTTATGGTAGGAATTGGCTATTAAATTTCACAGGTGATATACAATGAAAACAGAAGCAAGAGCAATAATTAACATAGGTGAAAAAGGACTGGTGACAGTTACTCTATTGGTTAATCCTTCACAACTGAAAGAGTTAAAACAAAATGTTAGTGATGGAGACATATTCGTAGATGTTGTCAAAGATGATAACTTTACAGATGGTACAACAAACGAGGTGAAACTAGAATGAGTTTAGAACTATTAGCAATACCTGCAGGTATGGTATTAAGAAGTGTTGGAGGTTGGGTTGAAAATTCTTTTGAAGATGGTAAGATTACCCAATTTGAATTAATGCAACTTTTAGCAACAGTAACAAAAGGTACAGTAATTGGATTGGGTCTATATTTAGGACTTCCACTTAGTGGACTAGAAGCGGCAGGAGGTGCTATTACAGCAGACTTTTTGATAAATGCTTTGAAAAAGGCGGGGGCTAAATAACCCCTTCTTTTTTTTAAAAAGAGGTGTAAATCAATGACTAAGGAGAATAGTAATTCAAATGGTATTAAGAAATGGCAAATAAGTACTGCTGAGTTTCAAGGGTTTATGAAGGCAGAGATGGGTCATATCAGAGAAGATATTAAAAGCGTAAATACAAAACTAGACAATCACATAGATTCTAGTATCAAAAAATTTGGTGAACTTGAGGGTAAAGTTAAAATTGTAGAAGGTGCTTTCAAAGGAATTAAGACTTTGCTCGGAGTAGTTTTAGGCCTTTTTACATTAATAAATATGACTAAGTTATGGAGATGGTTTAGATAACTGAGGTGGTAAAAATGTATGTACTAAAGAAAAGCATAGCTGTATTGGATAAAATTGAATCTCACGGATTATTAGTTCAGAAGATTTTAGAAGAATTAGAGCTTTGCGTAGGAGAAATGCTCGGAAATTAGAATGTATCTGGTAGAGAACGCTGCTTCTCACCCCCCAATTATTGTTTTCTGCCAGATACCTATTTCTCTAATCCAAACATTTAAATAGATAATATATTATATATGCTATATGAATGGGGTACAGATACAAGTTAAGGACAAATATCAGAGTAAAAGTTTTACTATTCATGGACTTTCTTTGGACACACTCTATCATGAATTATTCTATTATGTTAGAAAGCTACATCAATATGATGACATTCAATTAATTTGTTACAAAAAAGGATTAACTAAAAAAGGGGAGGTAAACAATGACAAAAAGAAAACTAGAAAGTAAAGAAAGAGAGCTAACGGAAAAAGCTTTGGAGAAAACTATTAAACAAAACAATGTCTTAGTCAAAAGTGTTGAGATTTTAAAATTTAAGATTGAGAAGGAATATCCTCATCAGTTTTTATTAAATGACCAAGATGCTAGAGAGAAAGTGGATATGGGAGAAAAAACAATAAAGGAGAATGAGAATACTATTAAAAATCTGCTAGAGCAATTAGATAATGGAGTTACAAGCAAAAAAACAGGGGATGTGAAAAATGGTTGAATTACAAGGTAGCATAATAAGGCCTCAAACTGAGGAAGAGAAAAAGGATTTTAAATTAATTAAGTCAAGGGATATGACTGACCCTATGACTAAGTTCCAAGCACAAGCAGGTGCATTAGAACAAGAGTATATGGTAATTCAAAAGAAACCGTGGAGTTTCAAGTTAGCTTATGAAGATTTCAAAGACCATCTTTCTCAGGCGGTGAGAAAAGCACAACGTGGAGAACCTTCTAAAGACGCAGTGGACACTTTTAATTTCGATAAATATGCTGATGAGAAATTATATGTATTGCATAAGACTGCAATGTATAAAGAAGATAAGCTATTAGATGGAATGAAGCAAACAACTCCAGTAGGAATTGTTCAAACGTATTATCCTAAAGGTCACGAAAATTGGGAGATGGATATTACTATTGAATATAACGATATGGATAGTAAGGAAAGAGAAAAGTATTTGGGGAAAGAAAACAAGTCCTGAGTCTAAACACATGGGACAAAGAGAGGAGTTTGGTTTCAACTCCTTCTTCTCTCTTTTATTATCATATGGGGTGGTACAATGGCATTTTGGAATAGCAAAGAAAGAACAATTGTAAAACAAGCAAAGACTGTTGATAAAGTTTTAGCAGCTTTACAGATTCCCACAAGAGGAACAACAGCAGACCAAATAAGAGGAGCAGTTGCTTTGGAATTATTAGGTAGTGAGTATCCTACTATTGAAAAATATAGTAAGGCGGCATTTGTAAAGACTCAAGGTCTTGAAGTTATGGAAGATGTACGAAAGATGTTAGAGCAAGAAGGAATTCTAACAAAAAAAGCCCTCGAGTATAAACTAGAGAGTAAAAAATGATATCTGTGACAAAAATAATAGAATGGGATATGGGACATAGGATTCCTAACCATAATAGTAAATGTCGTAATCCTCACGGGCATAGATATAGGTTAGAACTAACTTTATCTGGTCCTTTAATTGAAGAAGCAAATGATAGTAGTGAGGGAATGGTGTTTGACTTTGGAGATATTAAGAAGTTTATGACTGAGAAAGTCCACGACCCATTAGACCACGGCTTTATGATATATTCTCAAGACTTAGAAATGCGATGGTTACGAGGTACGAACTGGAATGTAGTTATCGTCGGGTTTATACCTACCGCTGAGAATATTGCTAAGTGGTGCTTTGGTCAATTGAAAGATTGTTTCCCAAAAGGAATAACTATTAGCAATGTGAGAGTGTTTGAAACTCCTAATTGTTGGGCGGATTATAATGAAAGTAGCTGAACATTTTCTTTCAATACAAGGAGAAGGAACGCATATGGGAACTCCTGCTGTATTTTTAAGATTAACTGGTTGTAACCTTTTGTGTGGAGCTCCTTCTTTAAAAAAGGTAAAAGACAAAACTAATCAAAAGGAAATTGATGCTCAACAATCTAAAAAAGCTACTTGGACTTGTGATACGATTGCTAAATGGCTTCAGGGTGATGAATATAATGCAGTTTCTTTGCATAAGATGTTTCTTAGTTCTGGGTATCTTAAAGCTATTAAGAATGGGGCTCATTTAGTAATCACTGGAGGAGAACCTTTACTATATCAAAATAATGAAGAACTGCTTACATTTCTTGATTGGGTTAAAACAGATTGTAATGCGTATATTGAAGTAGAAACGAATGGGACTATTATGCCTACTGAGAATTTTGATAGATTTGTGGATTGGTATAATTGTTCTCCGAAGCTAGAAAATAGTGGTATGAGTAAGACTAAAAGATTTAAACCTGATGTGTTGAAGTTCATTAAGAGTAAATCCTATTGCTTTAAGTTTGTGATTTATGATATTGGAGATGTGCAGAATCTGAAAAAAGAATATTTAACCCTTCGATTTATGAAGAATGATAAAAACATATTTCTAATGCCTGCGTGTAACAATAGAGAGGAACACGATAGGATAAGTGAAGCTGTGAGTGAAATTTGTACTTCTGAGAAATTAAAGTACAGTCCTAGACTTCAAATAGTATTATGGAATAAGACTGTTGGTGTGTAAAATATATTTTTCCAAACATTTAAATATAAGTATGTTTATAATTATATAATTATGACTGGTTGTAGAGGACAGGTAAAATTACGAAAATTAGTTTCTAATAATAAAACTGGGGATGTATATGGGATTACAGTCAAGGAAGATATTGCTATTCATTTTTCGGGTGCTTATTTTACTCAAGAAGTGAGAGATGATTGCATTATCTTTACGAGTGGATGTCAGATGCAAAGAAAGGTGAACGATGAACAACGAAAAAGCAAATATGCTATGGTTAAGCGATAGTCCTTTTACAGTAACTGGATTCGCTTCGCAAAGCAGAGACTTAATGAATCGGTGTAGTAATTCTTTAAACAAAAATATTCTGGCTCATAATTATTTTGGACAAGATATAGCTCCTGGAGCTACAACCTCTGAAGGAACTGTACTTAACCCTAACTTTACCATTTGCGGTACTGGATTAAAACCTCACAGTCAAGACATTCTGCCTTTTAAAATCAAACAATTAAAGCCTAAGATATTTGGAATATTGTTAGATACTTTTATGACATACCCTTGGATATTAAATGTTGATTTTTCTCCTGCTAAGAGTTTGTTCTACTTTCCCTCAGATGGTGGTGCAGGGCTTCCAGTTGGCTGTGAGCAACTATTACAGAAATTTGATAAGTTTGTAGCTATGGCTAAGTTTGGACAGCGACAAGTAAAGGATTACTATGGAGCTAAGGTTGATTATATTCAGCACGGAGTTGATACTTCAATATTTACTCCTTTGAGTTCTACTGATAGACAACTTCTTAAAAAAGCTAGAGGGCTTCAAGATAAATTTGTAGTAGGTTCTGTTTGCAGAAATCAAGGCAGAAAGACTATGGATAGGTTGATTAAAACCTTTGCTAAGTTCTGTGTAGATAAGCCTGATACTATATTGTTTTTGCATACTGACCCTAATGACCCTGCTTCTGTATTTAGAATTACAGAGTTGATTAAAAGATATGGGATTGAGAATAGAGTGATGTTTAGTGGAATGACCTGCTTTCAAGGATTTGATTTAAAGCAAATGAATGCGGTATATAACTTAATGGATGTGTTTTTATTAACTACATCTGGAGAAGGTTTCGGTGTACCTATTGTTGAAGCTATGAGTTGTGGGATTCCCCAAGTGGTTACTGACTATACGACTACTCCTGAACTATTAGTTGAAGATGGAAAAACAGGACTACCTGCTAAGTTAGTTGGAACTGAAGAAATGAGTATGACAGAACTTTTATTAGACAAAGGGAAGAGTATGAAAGAAATTGATTTGTTGATTGATAATGGGACTTTCACAGGTAGTTGGAATGTCGAAAGAGGGCTGTGTGATGCAGAACACGCAGCAGAACAATTGACTAAGTTATACAATAGCGATAAGCTTAGAAAACAGTTATCTGTTGCTGGTAGAACTAAGGCTTTAGGGATTTATGATTGGAAATATCCTGTTGCTAAATGGAATAAGTTGTTTGAGGAGATGTCACAATGATTAATTTAGTTTGTTTCTTTTTTGGATGTAGGTGGAAACATTGCTTTGAAGTTGTAGGAAAACCCTATTTTTGTGAAAGATGTGGGTGCAGTAAAGTTGACTAAGCTGATTATTGCGTACATAGGGCAAGATTGTGAGAAAGAACTAGGTCTTAGTTTAAAGAGTGTAATCGATGTAGCTGACCATATTGTATTCGTAGATGGTGGAAGTAAAGATGGGACCCTTGAATTATTAAGACAATATCCTGACAAGATTCAAATTATACCCAATAAATATGATAAAGAAGATTTAAAAGCAAATGGCAAAGCAAGGAATATTTATTTACAATATGTTCAAGAAAAGTTTGATGGTGATTGGTGTTTAGTTCTTGACCCTGATGAAGTCATTGATGATATTAAAAAAGTAAGAGATATTCTCAAATCATTAAACAAAGATAAAGTTGATATTGCAAATGTGAAAATGCGTCATTTAATGAATTTTGTTAATGTTGAAGATGCTTCAAAGAAAGAGCATTTTGTACCATCAAGATTATTTAAAATTAATAAAGAATTTTATTATCCTGAAGTTGAACATTCAGTATTATCAACAAAAGGAGATGCTTTGGTAATTAATCTATTTGGATGTGTAATTTGGCACTTAGGATATGCAAGGAATCTATGGTATTTAAAGAAAAGATATGAAGAGCATTTGCAAAAAAGCAATATGCATACCCCAGAATACTTACATAAATGGTACCTATCACATATAGTAGGTGTATATCCTGTAAGAAAATTTGATGTGAACGAGTTGCCTATGTCAATCAAAGAAGAATTTTTGCCAGAACCCTTACAGGATGTTTTCTACTTTAATAAAAGACTCGACTTAGAAGGTAAGCATTATCATGATGCTGTTCATTGGAAGCATTTTTTTAAACCAAAGAAAGTATTAAGCATAGGTTGTGGGCCAGCTCACCGAGAATTTGTATTAGCTGAGTTCGGAATAGAGGTAATGGCTTTCGACCAGAGTCAATATGTGATTAATAAAAGCCCTTATGCTCATAAGAATTTAACTAAATGGGCGGCTGAAGTTCCTGATGGATTAACTGCACTTGAGAAAAATCAATTTGATTTATCTATTGCGTATGATATTCTTGAGCATTTAAAGGAAGAAGATGTTATTGAAACATTAAAAGAATTATATAAAGTAACAAAGCATTATTTATTAATCAGTGTACCAGTAATTGGAGACCCTAATCTTGAACAAGATGCTACTCACTTGACTAAAAAGAAAAAGTCTTGGTGGGAAAGTCAAATTAAAAAAGCAGGTTTTAAAGTTGTTCCAACTCCTGATAACTTTCAATATCAAAGTCAGATTATTATAGGTATGAAAATTATGGAAGTCTTGAAATGAAGAAAACAGAAATAAGAATTTATGGGTCTGCTAAAATACAGAAATGGAATATAGATAATTTATTAAAACAACTTAGACTACAACGTGCAAAATTCAAAATCTTTTATTGGTTATTGGAACCAACATTTTTAACGATAAGAATGAAAACTTCCAAAGAAGAAGTAAAAAAACTATATAATTATCTTAAGTTAGATAATATTACAGAGAATGAAAAACCAATAAGGGTAACTTTAATATGGAATTATGAAAATAGCAAATCTTATAAACAAGATATAAAAGATTTTGGGAAAAAAGCATTTGAAGTTTTTGAAGAAGCATTAACAAAAGTAACATTGTTTGGAAATTATACAAAAAAACAGAAAAAGGGAAAATATAACTTATGTATGAGTAAACTCATTCATTGTATTCTAAATTCTTATGGGATGGATTCTTATGATGAATTAGTTTGGGCTTCTCAATATACTCTGACTCGGGCTGGAATGGGACAAAACTTTGGAATATTTTCTAAAAAATATGGGAGGGAACTTGCTTTCGAATTAAAAAACAAGTTTAACAAAAAATGACTAAACTATTAATAATTATCCCAACAGTACCAGGAAATGAGGAGGTACTTCAAAAGTGCATTAAAAGTATTTTTAAAACCACAAAAGAAGATTTTAATATTGTAATTGGTAAAAACAATTTCATAGGTAGTCCTTATGGTTGCAATCAAGGACTAAAGTATGCTATTAACAATAAAGAAGTAGAACACGTTCTAATGATTAATGATGATATCGAAATGTTACCTGGATGGTATGAAGCATACAAAGAAAAACTAGATGAAGGCTACGATATAATTGGAGATAACGGAATGCATAGAAGACCAGGAAGGCCTAGTGAGCATATGGCTATGTGTATTGTTATGTTCCCTGCTATTACTGTTAGAATAGTAGGATTATTAGACGAAGGAATAGAGTTTGGAGAATGGGAAGACATTGATTATTGTATTAGGGCCAAGAACTTAGGCTTGGGAAAGATGTGTCAGCTTGAAAGGGCTTATTGCAGACACAAAGGAAGTCATACAATGTGTAAAATGAGCAAAGAACAAAAACAAGCAAATAAAGATTACTTTATAAAAAAGTGGGGAAAGATAAGTGAGATTTACGTATGAAAAAATTTAATGGAACTTGCCCCAGATGTGGAGATACTAAGATAGGTTTCAAAGCTCAGGGATTTGGAGGAGGAGGAGTACAAGCAGGAAGAATTGAAAAGAATGGTAGCGAGAAATGTTTGACTTGTCAAAGTGTAATAGGGGTGAGAAGAAGTGGATAAACTCTTAATTTGTATTCCTACTGTTCCTCAAAACAGAGAAGTCTTAATGAATTGCTTAGACAGTATTGGCAAAAATACTACTGGAGATTATGTAGTAGTAATTGGTATGAATGATTTTATTAGTTTCAGTTATGGATGCAATCAAGGAATGAGACTTGCACAATTTGATGAGGATATTACTCACGTTAGTATCTTAAATGATGATGTGGTTGTACTAAAAGGATGGAATGAAGCTTTGATGAATAAGATTAAACAAGGCTACGATGCAGTTGGTGATATGGGAACTCTAAGGTATGGTGGAAGAGACAAAGAACACTTAACTTTTTGGAATATTATGTTTAATGCAGATGTGATTAGAAAGATAGGAATACTGGATGAAGGGTTTAAACTAGGAGAGTGGGAAGATGTCGATTACTGTGTACGAATGAAAGAACTAAATATGAGGTTTGCAGAACTAGATGAAAAAGTGTGTCGTCATATTGGTAGATATACTACTGAAAAATTGCAATCCATTGATGAATCAGCTAACAGGGAGTTTTTTATGAAAAAATGGCAGCCTACTAAGTGGGCAGAGGTGTTTAAATGAATAATAATCAAAGAATATCAATAATGGTTCCAACTAGAGAACGGCCATCTGAACTTGGATTATTGCTACAAAGTCTTAGGACTCAAACTTATCAGAAATTTGATATTTTTATAATGGATGACTGTTCAGGGTCTCCTTTGAATCAATATCATTTTTTACAATGCTTAATTGCTAGACTAAAGATGGAAGGGCATAAAGTATTTATGAGAAGAAATCAGTTTATGTTAGGAGTTAGCAAAGTAAGACAGGCAATGTGTGATTGGGTTCTTGCGGCTAATAACAATCCTTTACTGTGTAGATTAGACGACGACATTATCCTGGAGCCAGACTATCTTGAGAAACTTCTGGCAGGAATAAATGATGGGTATGATTTGGTTTCAGGACTTACCCCCCCTATTATGAACCAAGAAATTATTAGAGAAAATAGGTTTGTTAAGCCTTTCATTAATGATGTGATACTTGATAAAGAAGGAAATATCCTTAAGAATGGAGATGATTGTGGGTATTGCTATGAGGATAGTGAGTTAATTCCTACTCCTCATTTTAGAAGCACAGCACTTTACAAACGAGAGATTCACGAAAAGGTTGACTATAAATCAAGGTTAAGCCATCATGGATATAGGGAAGAGCAAATATTTAGTTTTAAATGTTTACAAAATGGATTTAAACTAGGTGTTCATACTGGTGCTATTGTGTATCACTTACTTACTCCTAGTGGTGGAGAAAGGTTCTCTGACCAAAATCAATTAATAGCTTTCAATGAAGGCATCTTAAAAGATTGGACAGCAGGACAATTTGAAATGAAAGGAGACTTCATTCAAAAGTGGAAAGATGAGGTGGCACAATGAAGATACTATTTTCAGGAACAATATTTGGAGAGACCGGATATGATAATCATTGCAGAGGGTTAGTTAATGCTTTATATAAAATTAATCCTGAGATTAGGCTAGATATCCCTTTAAACGGTAACTGGCAAATCAAAGCTAATGATGCAGAGAATAAAATGATTCAAAGCACTGAAGAAAACTTTGATGTTCATATTTGTATTAATTTACCTACTATGTGGAATGTAATTAAGAACTCCTGGAATGCTAAAAAGTTTTATGGGTTCTGTGTTTGGGAAGGTTATAAAATTCCTAACTATTGGGCTAAGTTATTAGATATTGCTGATGGAATATTAGTGCCATCTATGCATACCAAATCAGCTATTTTTGAAACTATAGCTAATGTAGATTGTGAATTAAAAAAAGACACTAAAAAAATTCATTTAATTCACCATGGTATTAACCCTGAGATATTTTACCCTGCTGAAACTGCAAAAGACAAAAGGCCTTTTACTTTTATAGCAAACAAAGGGTGGAGAGGGGGATGGTTAGACAGAGGAGGCATTGGTTACTTAATTAAAGCCTTTGGAGAGGAGTTCAATGACCAAGAGGCAGTGAAGTTAAAAATAAAGATTAACAGCACTTACGCCCCTAATATGGACTTTGAGAAAGAAGTGCTAGGTTTAAAGATTGAGAACAAAAACCCTTCAAGACTGGAAATAACTAAAGACCAAGTATCACTTGATGAAATCAGAGATGAATTATACTGTAGAGGAGATGTGTTTGTTTGTACTCAATTAGCTGATGGCTTTAATTTAGGTGGGCTAGAAGCTATGGGTTGTGGCTTACCTACTCTTCAAAGTGATTTTGGAGGACAATCTGATTATGTTACTGAGGATAATGGTTGGCTTTTGAAGAAAGGGGAAATGTTTGAAGTAACCCATGATGTAATGTATGAAGGAATTAAGTGGAGAAAGCCTGATATTGATGAAATAAGAAAAGCATTAAGATATTGCTTTGAGAACCAAGAAGATGTAAGAAGAAAAGGAATTCAAGCATTAGAAGATACAAAACAATGGACCTGGGATATCTCTGCCCAAAAACTAATGAAGGTGTTGAATGATGAAAAGTGATGAAATTAAAGACCTTATTTCTTATGCCCATAGATGTCTAAGAGATATGATATTATTGTGGGATGAGAAAAAGCTAGGACAAATAAGATTAAAGACTGCAAATATTAGGCATATAGATGCTGAAAGAAAAAAATAATTTTGAATAGAATTTGAGGTGAACAAATGGAAGAAGAATATGAACCATTAATGATTGAGATTAAAGACAAAGTGAAGAAGAAATATACTTATGATGAGTTAGGTGCTAAATGGTAAGTAAGTATTATTGTAATAAGTGCGATGTTAATATGACAGGAGAGTTACTGATGGCAGAAAGTTTATGTAATTGTGCAGAGGAACATCTAGGAGCTTGTTTCTTAGGAGTGATTGTAGGAGTATTCATAAGCACCTGTATTGTAGGATTAACTTTAATATTGGTGACTTTATAATGAAGATTGAATGGTGGTATAAGTTAGGAATAATGTTGATAATAATGCTGTATCACCTTTACTTATACAAAAAGTTACAAACAATGCTAGCAAGATAACACAATGGAAGATAAAGAAGCACAAAAAGTTACAAAAAGTTACAATAAGTCAAGAAACTGGAAAGAGATATTAGTGATTGATTCTGGAAGCCCAAAAGAAGTAGTCAAAGATTTATTGAGAGTTGTTACCCAATAAGGGAGAAAACACAAAAGTTTAAATACAGGTATATTAATATAATGTTAATTAAATATAGAAAAAAGATAAAAACTTATCTGTCCAGGATAAGCAACTAACCAACAATGTATGAATGTTGCTTATTCTTTATAAAACCTTCCATTTGGTTATTTAGAAGTATATTAAAAAAATATTAAAGATTAATTAAAGACAGAGAAAAAAGGGAAAAATGGGTATAACCACTAAACTAAATCCTATATTAAATTAATATTAAATGATGAGGTGAGCAAATGAGAAAAATAGACCAACATAAATTAGCCTTTGAAAAGGCAGCAAAGACAATAAACTTCGATAAAATCATTTTAGAGAAGTTGGAGGAAAAAGCAAGAAATGAAGGAAGCACTGTTTCTAACATGGTGAACTTTTTTATGAGGAAAGTTGTCCTGAATGATGTATTGTATTACAAGGCCAAAGCAAAACACCACGCATTAGAAGCTCAGAAGTTTCAGTATATGAAAAATGAAGCTGAAGAAATGGATAAACAAGAATTGTATGAAAAACAATTGAGGGTGATACAAAATGGGAACAATGGAAACAGAACATAGGAGACTAAAGAAAGAGGAGGATATCAAGTTCTATAAGCTGAAAGAAAAAGAAGCTTTAAAAGAACTTCGATATTACATAAAAAAGGCTATGGAATTGGAACTAGAAATCAAAGCTATGGAAGATGACCGTATTGAGGAGTTTATGAAGGCACCACAACCGCCGAGTAAATTAACTTTGATAAAGGAGAACATACCTAAAGAAGGCATTAAGACAAAACACCTTTTAGGTATTTGTAAAAAGAAAGGCCTGACCGAAGATGAATTCGAGGATGCAATTGAGAAGCTCAAGAGAACAGGAAACATTTTTGAGCCTTTGCCAAATATGTTAAGGGTCATATGAAAGTAAAAAGGTATTGGGCGGTGCTTTGTCCCCATTGTGGACAGGCGCAAGGCATGGAAGTCAGAGTCTTGGACTCTGCTGTCTTGAAGTGTAAGTATTGTAATAATCGTAAGAAGCTGAGACTGGCTAGGCAATATGGTGTTACGGTTATCGTGCTAGGCAAGACAGATGATTGTAATAACCTACAACGGTTTATTATCGATTACCGGAAGAAAACAGGGCAAAAAGCCGAGTCTGTGCAAACAAAATTAATATAGGAAAACCTCTATTCGCCCTTTATAAAGTGAGAATTCTAGGGGTACAAGGCTTATATCCCCTTAATTTAGCTAGTAAAAATAGGAATGTTTATATACTTGTACTATTATATATATATAAGGTATTAAATATCTTATTTATTAAGGTATTTTGGAGGAAAACAAAATGGAAACAAAAGATTGGAAGAAAACTAAATGGGATGATGGTATTAAAGTATATGAGAATACCAAAAATTCAGGTTTTATATCTATGGTGGAAAATGTGAGAACTTATGAAATTACATTTTCACTCTATAAAATTATGAAAAAAGATTTGATTTTAGTAGAAACTAAAAAAATAAAAGACTGGATGCGTGCTTTAAAATACGCAAAAAAATATATGTATAACTCCAGTATTTTACTTTAGGAGGATTGAAAATGACTAGAAAAGAATATATTGGCATAGCCAATGGAGGAAAAACAAATGAAAGATAGAAAAGGAAGAGGTATTTTAGGCGGGGCAAAAATTAGAACACCTTCTGGTAAAATTGGTTATGTATATCAAACACTGCAAGGTGAAGTTCGTGTAACAAAAAAACCTCAAACTGGTCTTATGGGTTGGTTTAAACCAAAAGATTTAGAAGTGATTAAAATAAAGGAGGTTGCTTAAAATGGGAAAATATAGAATAACTTACAGCGATAAAAGGATTAAAGGAGAAACAATCTCTGCAAAAAATAAATTAGATGCGATGAATAAAGCACGAGATGCGCCTGGTGCTTTTTTTAAAATTAAATTATT